GACACAGTGCGATCATCATGCAACAGATATGTATGATCAAACCTATATGCACTCCCGCTTGTCTTAATTATGAGGGCAGCTAATTCATCTGGTAAACATTCACGCTTTTTGCCAACAACTAACGGTGCAGGATTCTGATACCATGCGAGTAGTCTATTCACTAGTAATGATCGCAATAGCTCTGCCATCTCATAGTTTTTTTTACCTGATCGGCCATCAAATCTTTCAACCCTAGAACGGTTTTCAAACTTCTGTACGGTGCCCTCCATCTGCCATGGATCAACCACAATTAGTGGGTTATTATAGTTGTTTATTACACTCTCTAACCAATCTTCAACACTGGCAATACTTACAGGGTGCTCTGGTGTACCTTGTATTATGTCCATCCTGTCAAGCACATAAACACCATCTTGATTGCGATGCATTACACTCATAACAGTCCTATCTTTTCTAGCACCATAATCAACACTGGCTACATACTCTATGCCATGCAGACCTACGGTGGTGTATTGCAGGTTTAGTTCTTGACCCAGTGTAGAACCAATAGCTATATCGCTCCTTGTGAGATAGCCTGACTCTTCTGAAGGATCAATCCACACATTATCTATCACACGCCTAGCAACACCATTGGGTAATAATGCACGATCTCTTTGAATAGCTTCTTGGTCCATCCAGCTAGTGAGTTGTCCAGGTGCTTCGTACACTGTCCAGGTTGAATCTTCTTTTACTGTTTCTATTATCTCATGCTGCCAGCTTCCAAGTGTACCTGCATTAGTAATCACAACAAATACTGACCCAGGGCGTTTTTGTCTACCACTCCAAAGTGTGTCCCACAGATCACGCTTTTTCCAATGTGTTACCTCATCGCAAACCACTAGATCGCAACGCAATCCAAATGATGTTGCACTATCCGCAGTTAATATTTTTAATACACCACCTGGGCCTTTAATTCTTTTTGCACCATAGGTAATTCTTTTGGCTAGCCATGGATTTAGTCGAGCTTCTGCACTCATGCTCTCAACCAATAGTGCAGCTTGGTCAAAGTCAGCAGCAGCAGCTACAATTTCTACAGGTTTACGACTAAATGCCAACACCCAATTGCATAACCTTGCAAGCCCAGTAGTCTTATCATGTCCACGGGGTAGGGTTTCCCAAGTGTTTCTAGGGCCATGGTATTCAGGCCTTAAACCGCATAAAGCTTCTATTGGTGGAGTCATATAATCTAATCTCTTCCACTGCCAATCGTGCGCGATATCCTTAAATCTTCTAGGCTCAGGCCTGGAGTCTATTACCACAGAATCTAAGTAACCTTTAATACTTCTTGCACTGGCAACCTCTGCAATAGCATGTGCGTTTGCTAGTCGTTGTATCATTTCTTTTCTATGATCAATCTGCATTGTGGAACCCAATGAATTATGCTACATTGTTGCAGTGTTGAGAACTGTAACTAGTAACGGAGTACGAAACATGAAACGAGATGCAAAAAAAGGTACATTTAGGATAAATGTTATCTTTAAAGATGGTAGTGATTATCAGTGTGATTGGCAACTAAATTTACTGAAAATGTACGCATTTATTGCAAATATAAATCATCATCGAGGTGATTTAATGCACTGGGTTATTGAATGTGGAGATGGTTCTATTGTTGATTCAGGTTCACTAGAGAAGGGCACATTGCGATTTACTAAAAGTGTCATGCGCGATTTATCATATGCAGGTTAATCGACTAGTGGTTAAACAGTAAAAGCCCGGAGCTTTAATGCTCCTGGGCTTTTATTATTTAGATTGCTAATATTTATTCTAGTTAGAGAATGCTGACGGGCTGAGGCCCTCTGCATTCTCCAATTAGCTGTGTAAATGAAATAAGATCGGCTGAAGCCGACCTTATTTCTATAGATAGTTTAACCTGGTAATTAATAGCTGTCAATCTAATTCTTTTTTTACCCTCTTGACTAGTACTAGTTCTCTTTTGCCATCGATGTCAACAGCATAAATTTTACCATCAATATCATGTGTCAGGTCGGGGCATTCTATCTCACCCCAATTTTGTTTACACATGTCCAAAAAATCAGCTTCATCCCTGTAAGGGACTTCCCCTGTTGGGTCGTATCTATCATTTACACAATCATACCACCCCTCATATTCATCAGGTTTATTAATAGGCTCCCCATTACCTAAAGTGTTTGTAATTATATACTCCCTCCAACCTAGATACCATTGGTCGTGTGTCCATAATTCTCGAGCATACGGGTTGTCTATTATATATCCACCCCTGCTAGCATGTTCATACCCTGTATGCCAAGCATCAGATCTGGGGGTAGTATTACCTGCACCATTGGAACCCTCCTCGTATTCATTGCGCTCCTCCTCAGGCAGGTTTTTAAAATCTTCAAACGACCCTTCAAACCCTTGGGAACCTACTGCAAAATTATAAGCAATTCTATCATTATCCATTTTCAGCACTCCTGTTTAAAGTTAAATTCCAAGTTTGTAGTTATAATGGTCGGTACACCAACCATCAATTATCTGATCAGCCCACCATGCTGATAGGATGTTGGTTGCGGTTTTTATTTTGTGTTTACGCACCAACTTCGCAGCCCTTATGAGCTTCTTTGTCGCAGTCTGGCTAAGGTTATGACATTTGGTAAACCCTCCCATTATTGGGTCATATAACCTCACCTCATTGCTAGCATCTACATTTGCACGGTGGTTCTCAATCCCATGCCCGGTGTAGCCAATAGCCCTGATTTTTAAATATATCTCATGCTCCATGTTAATCCCTCCTAAAAAGTTGTGCTCTAAGTTGTTCGCATTCTAATATATCCAGACCCAATTTAAGGCGTTTTTTAATATCTTGGTTAACCAAGTCAAACCTGAGCTTGTTTGCATCAGATCTTTTCATTGAATCTGCAATTAGCTGCAACTTGCGTTCCTTGAATTCTGCAATAGTCATTTTCAGCACTCCATAAAAAAAGTTTTAATCAACACATTATTAGTATACACCGAGTGTATACCGTAGTCAAGTCTTCCTATTAGATTTATTTATTATTTTAACTACTGCGTTTAGACTGTATCTAATCGCAGCAACCTTGGATGTTAGTCCATACTCCTTTTGAATCTGCTCGATCTGTGCATCATCCTGAGGGGTTAGCCGGAATGTCTGAATAGGTACTCTGTTATTTGGTTTCATTGCGGGGGATTCCTTTAAAATCTAGAATTAAAAATACTGCTCCATTACAAGCCATGGAACCTATTAGATTACCACCCCACCCAATTTTATCTGCAAAATTCCTCGCCCGCTGCTCGAAATTTTCATACAAGTCTAGATCACTGGAGTAAGGGTAATAGCTTATCTTTTCCCCCGTGTCACCTCTGCGCTGCACCCCAATGAGTGCACCTCTTCTGCTAGTTGGTCCGTAATATTTGCAGTAAATTGCTGCATTGTGAACAAAGTTTACTTTTCTATCTATCTGGGTTTGAAAAATCTCTGGCTCTTTCATTGTCATAGCTCCTATTAGGTTTAGTATTTAAAATCCACGGTACCTGTTTTGTTGCCGTTAGAATCACGCAGCGTCATTATGTTTTGGGGTTCTGATGGCAGTTCAGAAATCCTTCTGACCTGGTCTAGATCGTATTCATTTTTAAAGTTGTTAATGTCTAGTTCCATGTGATTGGGATAGCTGCCATGGTCACCAGCCGTGATAACGGTTTGCAGTATTCTGCATACCTCTGCGCATGTGTTTGGCTCAAATGCTGCATTATCAATATTTATCTCAATTAAGATTTTCATATTACATGCCCTCCCCGGTTTGGTTAGATACTGCGTGGCTAATTCTGTTTTCGAGCCTAGCTGTGGACTCCATTTGCTCATTAACTGAACGAAGTAAATCGTACAATTTTGCTGTGTGGTAAGCAGGTAATCCGCCTTCACGGAGTTTATCCCTAATTTGCCCCTTTTGTTCCCAATATTGGTTGTTAAGTCGGTTAAAGGCGGTTCGTATGATAGTGAATTCTGCATAGCTAACTTCTAAATTAATCATGGTTTATGCTCCCTTATTCATTGAAAGTTGAAAACGGTTTTCAGTAGATAAATGGGCTGGCTCATCAATGATGGCCATGCCCACAACTGTCATAAGTGCGCGCCCTGCATCAGTAGTGGTATCTATTGGGCTATAGTCACCTGTAATCAGGTCCAAGCGTTGAAAGTGGTTGATGCCCTTAAATTGAGTGCACTCAATCGAGAAGGAATCTTCCCCAGCTTCATCCATCTCCCAATTGGTTACGGTATCTACAACCAGGGTCCCACTATAGGTGAGGCCAGCTATTGTGAACTCCTCGAAGGGGTATTTAAAATCCCCATCAACCAGGCTAACCCGAACTTTAATCAACTGATTTAAAACATTCATAACTTTGCTCCTTTTTTACAATGTAGCGGTTAACACAATGTAAGGATATGATCAGGTATATACAAAGTCAACACTTCAAAAAAATAAATTACAAAATAATTTTGTAACAGCTTAAAACCCTCTACACTATATGTGTGGCTACTGGAGATATGAATGCACCAGCTTTCCATGTCTCTACCTGGGTGCAATATGTAACAGCTTGAATGCGAATTTGGGTACAAAGTGCACCGGGTTGATACCTAGGCTGTTTTTTTGAGATCGTGCAATTTAGGGCCATCCTAGGCCATGCGCCAAAAAAGGGCAGGTTTATGATAAGATGGGGGTTTTAGATGTGTTTTTGAGGTTTTTGGGGGTCTAGGTCGTTGTAGTCAGTTTTCGCCACTTTTAGGCGGTTTTCGTGACCTTTAGGGGGTTTCCCGCCCCCATATGTGCGCCAGGTTGAGACATGGGGCAGTGCAGGGCGCATACCTCTGCTAGCCTGTGATATGGGCCTACTAGTTATTCGTTGGGGACCTGGGTTTATTGCCATCAATTAGAAGAATTTCCTCAAGAAAATGTGCAGCGGTGCGGAGCTTATACAGCTTCCCAGTGTCGATGTCTTTTGCATGGTAGACGGTGCGCCAGACTACCCCCTTACGGCTGGGGAACACCGCTAGCTTGATGTGGGTGACACGCAGTAGCATTTTTGCACCCTTTACCCTAGAATTATAAATAGTGCCGGGGATAATTTGGGGAGCGTGCATCAATAATCCATTTTAGTTACAAAGTAATAATATTTATAATATTTCAAAGTAGACTAAAGTCTAGGTTAAATCTAAAATTGATTTGAATATTAAAATGAATAATAATTTAAATAAAAATACCCGCTTTAAAGGCGGGTATTTTATTGAATATTTAATTCAAAGTTATCTAAAAGTTAAACCCATTCGCACTTAGACACGCAATAACGATTGACATTTGCGTGTGGTCTAAGGTTATGCCATCTTCTAATGTTTTCGTTTCAGCATTGTAAAGGGCTATCACGCAACCATCATCCGTATATCTAACATCTACCGTCTTAGTGGTTTCACCTGAGGTGTGCTCAACTACGAGGGTTGTTACTTTACCGGGCATAGAAATTACTGAACAAGGCATGATAGACACTTTCTGTAAAGGTATAGAAACCACCGGGCTATAAAACTACCGTTCTGGGATATCAGGCTTAAGTTCTAGCTGGTCAGGTGTGTAGGTTATACCCCACATTGATGCCTGTTGCGCTAGTTCTTGGTCCGACATATTCTGATAGGTGACCGTGGATTCGGTCCGTTTTGGGGCTTCTATTCCGAGTAATTTAACCTGCCTATCAATGATTGCAAGCGCAGAATTTAAAGATTCTCTATTTCCTTTAACTGCCTCCTCATAGTACACCTTTAAAAGCTCATCAAATCTACTTAAAGTAAGAGATAACGCCTTTTCAGCTACTATATTACCCTCTTTCAGCATGGAGGTAAATTCGCGCTCTACATAGGAGTACGCAGCTTGTCGTGAAACACCCATTTCTCGGCCTATTTCTGCATAAGTTAGGCCTCTTTTACGCATGGAGATTGCCTGTAACCGTCTCTCCTTTTTTACAATTTTGTGTGGTGACATCCGGTTCTTTTTCCCCGCATTGTTGTCCCCAGTAAAGTCTTCTTTCATAGTGTTCTCCTAGTTCGATGGGCAGGTTTTTATTTTCTATTTCTTGCATAGTCCACATAGCTGACATCAAATTCCAGCACGCTGCTGCTAGATGATCTTCGTCTTTGCGTCCCATGCAGTATTTTGTGATGTGCCTAATCGCACTGTTGAGGTACCTGGAGACAGGTTGTCCCTTCTCCCAGTTGCGATCCCCATATTTCTTTGCACCGTGTTCGGTGTGGATTGCTATCCGTTCTAGAGCGCAGAACGGGAGTAGGTCATACCTACCCTTATTCTCTTGTGTGTCTCGTACACTCCCACTGGTGAATGTTTGGCGTGCGCCTGAATCAGGTAAGCACCATGCGTTTGAGTTGTTTTTAATTACATCTAGTTCTTTAGGGGTCATGCTTTACTCCATGTTGCGCTTAGTTGTGCTTCTACTTTAGACTCCACAATACCAAATAGGACTCTATCCATTTGTGTCTCCATCATTTTAACCACCCTGTCTAAATGAAGTCCCGCCCCTTCGGTAGGGACTTCAACCACTAGCTCGTCATGTATGAACGCAACCACTGGGTACACTTGTGATACCTCGTACAGTGCTAGTTTTGCACCATCTGAGGCCAATCCTTGGAACTGGGTGTTGCAGGATTCTGTGTACTCTGCTGAACCTCGTACACGCCCTGTCAGTGTAACTACGGTAGAACCAAATAGTCTTCTGCGTAAATTCTGACTACCTCTTCTAGATCGGATTAGGAAGTCTAGTCCGTTGTCTCTGTTGACTATTTCGAGCGCGTCCCACACATACCGTCTAAAGGTACTGGGGTAGGCCTTACCTTTAAAGTTCTCCTTCTTACCAGAAACTACATCAGCTATTGCAGAGAATGCAAATATACCTATACCCTTAATACCGAAGCTGTTGCATATTTCTGCTGGGGACGATTGCAGGTTATACGCCATGTTGTTGAGGGTCTGTTGTTCTAGGTACACAGATAGCTCAGGGTAGATCTCAGTGATCATTTTATTTTTCCATTCCTTGGCCTGTTCCATAGTCATCTCTACACCGTATTGGGCTAAAGAATACGCCATGAGTGCCTTAGCTCCTAGTCCACCGGGTACACCAAAGTTGATGGCTTTAGCTGCCTGTCGAAATTTAGCAAACTTCTTAGGCTCAGTAGATTTTAACCCCATAAATTTCTTGTAGTCCATGTTCAACAAGCTAGCTGCTGTGTACGCATGTGGGTCCACACCCTCCGAGAATGTTTCGGCTAGTCTGGAGAACCCAAACCTAGACTTGCATATTGCTGCTAGGCATCTCAACTCAATAGCGTTGTAGTCAGCAATCACAAAGGTTGTGCCATCCCTAGGAACAAACAACTTGCGAAACCATTCAGCCTTAGGCATCTGCTGTAGGTTGGGCTTAGAGCATGAGGTGCGCCCAGTACGAACTAATGCCTGGTACTTAGGGTTAACACTGCCAATCTTAATCTGGTCCACAAAATTTAGTAGGGTAGCTTTGGTGGACATATCTTGCCACGCCTGGATGAATGGGTGTTTATGCTCACACCAGAAATCACCACTAGTGGTTATCTCTTGGGACTTAGCTGTCATGGGAATAGACTTGTTGGGGAGGTTTAGTTCTGCTGCTATACCCAGTAAATAAACACGCAGTGCCTTACTATCTATTGAGGGTACACCAGTAATAGGATTGACTATTAGTTGCCCCTTGCGCTTCTTAACCACATCCCGTTTAAACAGGCTAGGGTAGTGCTCAGTTAGCCAGTTCACCCGGTCTTGTATCTGTAGCTTTATCTCCACACCCACCTCTTGCTGTGCTTTTTGGTCAACCTTGATACCCACTTTGGAGCAATCAGCTAGTGCAATCGCACCTTTAATTTGAGTATGGTGGGTTAGGTACCCGAACTCTTCTATTACACAGTTATTGTGCTGTGCTAAGTGTTTAGCCACTGGGTGCAGTTCGTTGTATAGCTCCCTAGTTGCTCTCGCATCGTGCAGGGCGTAGGCTAAGAACTCATCAGGCACATCCTCTAATGGTTTCTGATGCCACTGGAACCACTCACACTGTAGTGCCTTGCTAATATCTGTGTTCAGGTAGTGTTTACATAGGTCTAGTAGAGAGGACGGTCTTAGAGGACCATCCTCTTCCCCGTTAGCTAGTCTAACTAGGAAGTCCAATATCATCGTGTCCCACACACGGTTGTCTTCTACCATCTGTTTCCACACACGGATGTCTTCTACAAAGCCCAACGCATGATGTACCACATGGTAATCAAAGGCAAAGTTATGGGCCACCAGTGGACAACCACTAGCAGATACCATCTGTACCCACTCAGGTAGTTGGTCAGGTGATACAATATATGCAGCATGGTTAGTCGCAAAGGTGAGTATGATTAACTCAGGTGTAACACCTGGCTCAATCAATGTGGTTTCAGTGTCGAACGCCATCGCACCATCACATGGTACATGTTGTCCGTTCCATTTATACTTCTTTAATAGGTTGTTCAATGAAGGCCTCCCCAGCTAACTTTTCAACGATACAACTCCACAACCACCAAGGTAGTACGACCATGGGATCTTTATTATCTGCCTGAATGTGCAGTATGTCGTTCTCACCTAGCCAGTCGTAGATCTGTTTAAACCCAGTGGATCTGCATTTCACCTCACCAGTCCACTCGTACACACCAGCTTGTATCTTTAGGTCGCCTTTATAGTTGGCATCAGCACCACTCAGTGGAACCCTATGGCAGAATATGCCAGGTATCTTCATGTACCTGTGCACGAATTCTCGTTCCCTACGCATTCCTTTGTCACGGCTAAATTTTCCACTCATAGTTCGGATCTACCTTTCCAATGGAGTTTAGTATCTTGCCAATCCGCACCTTCTAAGAATTCAAAGGCCCATGATGTTTGCTTAGGTGCCAGGTTGTTTTTAACTTGGCCCAATACCCTATCGCCAGTGTCCTCATCGTGCACCATGTAAAGGCACACCCTAGCAGCAGCAACCACAGCAATTGAGCCACCACCCTTATACATCTGGGAAACCTGTGCACTACCCTTAGTGAGATGTCTAATCATCAGCACAGTGCAGTTAGTGCGTTCAGCCATCTTCTTTAGTGGTGTTAACATCTGTCGCATAGACTGGTCCTTGTAGGAGTCTACCGTGTCATCTAAAAAGGCTAGTAGTGGATCAAGTATCACCAGCACAATGCCTAGCTGCTCGATGATGCGCTCTAGTTCAGCTATCTGTTTAGGGAAGGTTGGGGAATGATCCCAGAAGTAAACCTTGTTGAGATCTGCACCAGCAGCTTTCATCCTAGGTACTGTAATACTACCTGGGTCATCTTCTGCACTGAGGAACAACACAGATCCGCAAACAGGTTTATCTACTTCACCGGGGAATGGAGTGCAGGTGGTAATTCGCATCGCAATATCGGCACAGAGGGTAGACTTGCCCAGCGATGGGTCACCCTCTAGCACTACGAGCATACCCTTAGGTAGCCACCCGCGCCACATCCACTCGACCTTAACTGGTTTATACTCAGTCGCAGGTCGAACATTTGGGATTGATTCATCACTAGGTATAGACCTTAGGATGGAGATAGGTGACCCAGCAATAAGGGCATCATCAATGCCCTTATAAGCAGGGTCCCACACCTCTATTAAGGGTGTAATACCCTCATTCTTTAAGCCATAGAATAGTTCGGTGAGTGCTGTTTTGACATTGGGGTTGGTCTTCCAATCTATGTCAAACGCGATGTAAACTTCTTTTAATTGGAGTGACCGGGTAACCGGGAGTGCTGACTGCCAGTTAGTAACGCCCGGTACTCCAATTGTTAGTGCGGTGTCATCTAGACAACACGCAATGTCGGCCTTTAATACACCTTCGGTGATTCTAAGTTTCTCTCTACCCACAGCTTGCCATGGTACATGGCATGATACTTTAGCCTGAGTATCCCCAGTGAACCAAATGTATTTAGGTTCCCCACCTGTTTTTATTTGGAACCCTGATACCTTACCCTCAACGCTAACAACGGGCAACAGAATACCGCTCTGTGCCTTTATACGGTACTTACCCTTATTCTCCACAAACCCCGGCACACTACCAAGTAGATCCCCATGTTTCTCTTGGAGTTGTAATACACTGCGCTTGGTGGTGGGGTCAGCTAATGAGCGGTACCCGCCCAGGTTAACCCACTCCTCAGTTAGACCCCGTGCAACAAGCACCGTGTAGTCACCAAGCGACAGCTTTGATCCTTGTATAAGATCCTTGTACACTTCTGCAAACAGTTCTAGATCATCTTCAATAAACAGATCTCTAAAATCTAGATCCATTGCGTGAACAATATCCAATGTCTTGCACCCTGCATGGCAATGCAATAGAACTTGGTTACCTGATTGCCTAATAGAGAGGCTAGGGGATCTGTCCTCATGTGCAGGGCAGAGTGACTTCCACTCAGTTCCTGAGTTCGTCACCTGCTCTAGCTTTTCTAGAATTAAGGAGATGTTTTTCGTTCCAGACTCGTTGTTGCTCAAAGACATCTTCCATTTCCCCCATGTCGATCTGATAGCCAGATGCCTTGTTGCATTGTTGTGATAAGTGCTCTGCTGTCTTCGACAGGTTAGAACTGATACTGGCAATAGCTGCCCAGTAGGTGGTCGCATTGACTATAAAAACATCGTTTGATTTTTTGTAGTTTTTGGTGTTGATAGCAAACTCCTTCTCTAGAAGAGCGTAGGCTTCTAGAGAATCGGTTTGTACTTTTTTTATCCTCTGCGCCCACATAGTGAACGCATCGGTAAAAGTTTTAAACGCATCCGTGCGATCATAGTCCATTAGTAAGGTGACCTCTGGTAGGACTTACCACCCTTAGGAGTTTTAGCAGGGGCTACTTTTTTAGGAGTAGGCCTCTCTTCAACTTCCTCAACCTCATCCTCAACCATCGTAGTAGATACATTGTTAGCCTCTTCTTGAAGTTTTTGTTGTTCTTTCCTGAACAACAGACCAAAGGTGTGTAAATTAGCTTTGTCAAGTGGTGACGCAGCAGGGGCAACTGGGAACATACCCAGTCTTTCACGCATAATACCCTTTTGATCCTCTGCATGTTTGCAACTGATTTTGACCTCAATCCCAACTAGGCCAGATTCACCTTCTTGGTTCATACAGAGGCCGTCAATGTCATCTGATGTGTAACCCAACGCAGCTAGTGACTTCACTGAGTAGGGTAAAGCCTTCTCAGATAACCAATAGATAACACGCTTGATATCCCCATCACACTCCACTGCCTGACGGTCATTGTCAGTACCGCGGTGCAGTTTTACATCTACCACAACGGCAGGTGTTTTTTTATCGCCAAACTGTGTGAGATCGTGTCCAACGATCTCACCAATGTAACTACCGACAGGTAACAAATTCGACATAACTAAACTCCTTTAGAAGAATTGACAAATTGTAAAGCCTTACGAAACTCAACTTCGGTGATAGAATCTATCGATATAATACCCAGGTGCGAACAGAGCTTATTAACTTTGATACCCTTATCGCCACACTGTTGAACAAGCTTATAGCGGTCTTCAATACTAACATCTGATGTTCCACTAAAAGTTTTCTCCGCTGGGGATTCTTCATCTAAAATATCCTCATTAGAGATAGCTCCACCAAGCTCTTCGGTGGTGTAAAAAGGGAACGCAGTTAAGTCTGGACAGTAAACCCTTGCACCTGCTGTGATACAGCGAGCAAACAGCATGGACTTAGGGTATTTCACCCAAATATCTTTTTTATCCAACCCAGCCCTCTTAGCATCTTCCATGGTAAAGCTGTGGTTTCCTACCACTTCACGGTCCTCATAGAAGTCCACACTACACGCAGTTGGGGTAAGCTCTTTAATGCGATAGTTGTAACCTGGTCTAGCCTTCTTGATCAGGGCAGCTACAAAGTTTGCACTAAAGGTTGGGGTTCCCATGATTAGCTGAATAGCCTTTAGGCTAGCAGCAGCACCTAGGCCCAACTCACGACCAACCTGGATACGCACCATGGCACTAGCAACATCCTTGATGTCCTTATAGATGCCAGATTTAACAGCAGCAGTGGCGAATCTTTCCATATCGGAAACATTTGTAAACACCTCAGCTACGGGGACTAAATTAGCCATTATTAACCTCCTCAGTTCTAGGGGCTTCACCCTCTGAAATATACTCACACGAACTATAGTGCAGGAAAACGACCTGCATACTACCTGACACAGTTGAATTCTCTTGAGTTATCACAAGTGGCTCATCAAGTTTTACTAAGTATCCCATGGCAGTACTGTCACCATGGTAATAAGGGACTAGGGGAGAACAGATGGTTCCGTGTAGAACACTGTCTGGGTGTTCCCCAGACAGTCCCCACACATGCACCTTTGAGTACAAAGGGTAAAACTCGCAGGTGCTAAGGGTTTCGTTCATTAGTACTCTCCTTGAAAATTGTCGGTATCGTTTGGGGTATAGTCATCCTCATCTTCTGCGTAGGCATCAGATTTAGATTCTGCTTCCAGTGCATCTTCTGCACTGTCATCTTCAGATTGTTGATAATCTTTTTCGTCAGACTGATATGAATCCATATCATGGTCATCGTAGGGGTTGGGTTTTTTCCCGAATGGGTTAAACATGCAGCACTCTCCTTGTTTACTGGGTCAACTGGTTACAGTTACGATGCAACCACATAGACAAATCTACAACTCTTGTCAGCAGACTGCAAGCCCAGTTGTTAATTAATTTGCAAATATTTCCCGAAAATACATAAATACACTTGCAGACAAGGGGTTTTATTTCCTAGAATAATTTTGCTGACTGCCTAAAGGAGTTGAAATGGCTGTTAAAAAGAATGACAATGCAGATGAATCTACTACCACCATGCGCGTAAGTCGTAAAACACTGCGGATGATACAAATTATCGCAGCATGGAAGGATTTGGGTATTAGTGAATATGTAGACCACCTGGTTAAAACCCAAGGTGCAAAGGATCTGGACGATATGAAAAAAGGTATAACTAGTCTCTAGTATCTAAACTAACTTATAAAAGTCTTTAGACTTTTATAAGTTAGTAGTCTATTAAATAGACTAGATTACTAAATAAACTAACCTATATAGTATATTAGTATATAAAAGCAATTTGTGTGCCAAAACTGTACCCCGGAGGTACAGATTTCTAAAATAACCCTAAAACCCATCTTTCCACGGTTAGGAAAATGGTGATTTTCTGGGGCTTTTTTTGCGGTTGCTTCTTGCGCCCGTAGCTCAGGGGATAGAGCATCGGTTTCCTAAATCGAGGGTTCTCCTCGATTTTAGCCTATAAAAATAGGCATTTAGATCTTTCTTTTAGCCTTTACTGTACCCGTGGGGGTACAGAAACCTGTAACAGAATCGTCCAAAACATACTGGTCATAGATTTTTAAGGTGGTTGTGGGGCTAGTGTGGCCTAGTCTAGCTGCTACCATTCTAACATCACACACACCCAGCAGGTGGGTTGCATTAGTGTGCCTGAGGTCATGTATCCGCAATCGTATTTTCAATCTTTTTATAAGTGGGCACCACCACCTTCTCAAATTGTTGCGTGCTACCCTACACCCCTTAGGACTAGTAAATATTGGGGAATTGGGAGAACCCTTTAAACGGTCCAAAATTGAGATAAGCTTATCAGATAGGGTGATAGAGCGGTTACCCTTAGAAGTCTTAACTGGGATGATTTTAGCCCCCTTCAATTGGTCGTTGTAGGCTTTGTTGATGTGGATCTTGGGGGAGACATAGTCGGCCCAAGTCAAACCCAGGGCTTCGCCTAACCTAGCCCCTGTGTCTAGGAGGAACAAAAGTAGTGGTTGGTAGTGGTTACCGTTGTTTAGCTCAATGAGTTTAAGTGTCTGTTCAGGGGTAAGTGCAACACCCCTAGCCCTGGTAATTTTGGGCACTATTCCATAGGGTACTGGAACACCTGCAATCTTACACAGAGTGATTAAACGCTTAATTGTTCGATAGGCTTTAGGGAGTGCAAATATCTTGTTTATTTTAGATACGGTATTTAATACATTGACCTCTGTCATGTGCTCGCCCACTAGTGCTAGACGCAGTGAGTCGATTTCCTGTTTATACCTTCTGAGGCTAGACTCGCGCACATTTCTAGATGTTAAAAACTTGGAAAATGTGTCAGAAAAGCTATGTTGTTTTTCTGACACGGAGGTCTGAGGCATTAAAGCCTCAGCCTCCTCCCGTGTACGGTGGTAAGTACGCCTCTTCTTACCATCGGTGGAGGTTTGGAAGACCCAGAGTTTACTACCTTTACTAAAGAATATTGTAGCCATACCCTGCTATACAATAACTGGGTTTCTACTGTCAAGATGGCTAAAACACCGTATGCTAAATGGCTTGTTTTATAGTGTTTTGCCATATGATCCCGAAACAGATTTCGTGATCATAAATCTAACCTCATTGTCGTACCGTTCACATAGAACCCGAAATGGGAGTAGTACTTTTCTAGTGAGGGAGCGCAGTCCAGGATGATTTTAAAACACCCTTTATTATGACAATAATTTATTGCGTGCCTGACTAGGTCTTTTCCTATACCCTTCTTTCTAAACTCCTCAGCCACTATGAAATCATCAACAAACGCATAGGGTTGTCTGTAGATCATTTTGTCCACTAGCTGCACTGTGATACTGCCTAGTGGCCTACCACAATCACTGTGGTATAAAAAAGTAGGACAGGTCCCTGCAAAGGACCTGTCCAAGTAGCACCGTTTCATCTCTTCTATTGTTGTAAAAACAGGTGCGAATTCATTCAGTAAATCCATGTAGTTTTGGTCTAGGTCATGTAGATCGAGCCTTCTGATTTTCGATTTCTTGTACAAAGCTTTGCTCCTTTAGAAAGAGTTCTTTGATGTAACCTTCGTTGGGTAACATTTCGACAATTGCGAGTCTCTCATGGTGCTTAAATTTAGGCACATCACTGTAGGAAACATAGTGCGCTATCTTTGCCCCTGTTACACCCAGTTGGTGTTGGATCTGTGGGTAGTAGTACTTAGGTATCCAACCCCTAAGGGCTTCTGCATGAGCACGGTCATTAGGACACTTTATCTCTAAAATAACTTCTCCATCGTCAGTGATACCGTCCAAGCTAGCCATAAACCATGGAAAGCTTTCATGCTCCACACAGGCTGGAGTCATTTTTAAACCTGTCAAGTCCTCATACATTTCGCGCACTATTGGTTCTAGTCTTTTACCCCTAGCCATGCGCTCATTCTCGTACATTTCACTAGCTATACCTAGCTTACGATCCCGTAGCTCTTCAGGTTTGCACCATGGATTTGCACCCATGAGTACTGCACAATCAGAACCACCTACCCCGCCCTGTCTCCACTGTAACCACTCTGCACCGCTCTGATCGAGTGTCACAAACTTGCAATTTGACATGCTTAATATCCTCTGTATGATGTAATGGCAACTCTAACTCAGCCCTTAACTGCATAAGCAGAATCTTCTCAGGACTACCTGGAAGAAACTTAGTTGGCTGATCTGGTAACATTGTAACATCATATACGAGAGAATGTATAGCCAATCTGCCTCTTTTCTTAGCTAAATTTGCAAAGTAAACATTGGTGTGCTTGGTCCGACATATGCACCTGCGATATTGAAGTCGAAATACTCGCAAGCTTCATCGCGGTCCATGTCCTCCATAAGGCGATCTATGATCTTAGAACGGTCATAGATCACCTTGTAGGCTGAATCAGGGGAGGACTGTCCCAGGCCGATAATGCAATCGTCATACCCGTCTAATAGTGCTATCTCGACCCCATTAGCCTGGGCGAATTCTTCTATATCTTCTCTCATGCTACATTCCTCAGTGCATTGCGTATTCCATAGGCAGCCATCCCAGCTAGGAACGACTGTCCTGCTGTTTCAAACTGTCCTTGGCTAAGTTGGTACAGGGCTAAACCGAACAGCCCTGCACACGCTAAATAGGTTTTATATCCTTCTAACATTACACACCCCCTGTGAGTTTTTTGAGTTCTTCTTCTACATTGACCGTCTTAGCCTCTTTAGCTTTTTGAGCTAAGAGCTTGCGTACACCATCAATAATTGGGTGGTCTTTAGGCTTGCAGGTTTCCCTAGCAACCCAACCACCTGCGAAACATACTGCACCGATAATCAAAGTAATTAAGCTCATTAGTCATCACTCCTTCTAAAAAAGAATATTGCCAAACCAAGTGTAACAACGATAATAACAACCAACAGAGATCCACTAAGGGTTTCTCTGAGATCTGGATCACCCCCCTTCCGGTAGTTAGGGTCAACCTTTCGCAGTGCTGCTGCTAGACCTACCGCACCATCCTTGTAATCGTTCTGTTTGTGGAGAACTGTCCCATCAGGAGATTGCACATAAATTGCAACCTCGCCAGTAAGCTCAAAGCCTACCCCAGTGACTGACCAGTGGTTAGAAGGGTAGTCCTGCACCACCGTGATGGTTTTAAAGTCCTTGAGTTCAGGCGCATTAAGTAAGTCATCCCTGATCTGTTTTCTAAGTGCATCTGGGCCAATGATAGTGAGTCGTAAGAACTCACTATCATCCGGTATACCCGTGTTTCCCATGAGCAGGAGCGCACTCTCCTTAGTAATCGCCCTTCCATTGTGGTAATAGGACTCTGGCCTACCCTTCATCTCAGATAGATCAATACCATAATTAGCGATCTTTTTTATAGGAAATAGCTCCAAATATTTTTCTGGTATTGGGGTTGGCAACTCAGATGTTTTAAAATCACCTGTAGGTGTCATCTCCAAATAGATGCGCTCAGGGATCTTATACACCCCTACCTGCACAGTGTCCTGATATAGTGCCACCTGACGCGAATCGTCAGTGGGCACCCAACTAAATATGAAAAAGGCGAATAACAACATGAGAACTCCTAGCGTGGTACGGGTGGTGGTGGTGGTGCGAGCCAAACGAAGGCCCAACCATTAGAATCATTAGTCCATCTAACTTTAAACTCTTCTGGGGTCATCCATATTAACTCACCAGCAGTGCCGTTATTATCCCATATAGCTGCCCATTTATCATCTAGGTGGGCAAGGCATACCATGTGTGCAATGGTGCCAGAATAGCGCACCTTATCGCGTCCTGCGTAGGTGACAGCGGGCATTCTACCAGTCTTCAAAGCTAGCCTTAGAAGGTCTAGCTCCTTACCCTCGTACTGCACATATTCGGGTGTGTTCATACTAAGGGACTGGGAGTACTCTTTAAGTTGTTTATCAACCTTGCTGGGGTAACCACCTCCAGGCTTATTAGCACACCAACTGCGTAGGCCCCTAATCGTTTCAAGGTTAGACCACCTAGCTGCCATCTCTATAGAACTCATCACACACATACCCGCACCATCCACCCTAGACCCAATATTGGGGAGGTGTTGTGAGAGAGGGAAGTCAATCTGTAATGGTGTGGAACCGTCTGGTGCAATAGAACCACCTAGGGTAATAGACTCAACTGAGTCCACTAGGTCTGTGCCCCATGGTCGTTTTGGTTTAGGCTTATCGGGTGGTGCAATGTCGGGTATGACTGGGATCGGAGGTATCATCCTAGGGCGTAGCAGTGGAAGAGGGTCAAACTTCAGTGTTCCAAAGTAGACCTCGTTCGCAATAACTAGACCCGCTGCAAGTACTAGCATTCCAATAACTTTGTTCATCATGCTCTCCTGTTAGTGAGAAGGAATAAAACAAAGAACGCAATACCCCCGCAAGTTACTCCGTCTTTAAATCCCCACCAGTATATTCTATCAATAGTCCACTTTAAAGGTAGCAAAATATCCTCTAATAACTCAATTGGGGGAAGATCCTGAGGTGTCATGTTCGCTCCATTTCCCTAGTGGACACTTTTCAGTAGTCCAGCTAGTCTTAGGTTTCAAAAAACAGCCACAAACGCCACATTTATCTTCTTTTTTAAATTCGCAGTTATTGCATAGATGGAACCTGTCCTCTTGCACCTCTAGTGGTACCCGTGTGCAACCTGCAAAGCCCCATGTCACAATAGAGGATATAAGAGATCCAGCTTGTTGCAACATAGGTGGTACGACTATTGGCTCATCATCATCCCATGCCCGCCTGATGCGGTCATTGTGATGATAGTGCCAACATAGTTGACACTGGGTGGAGTCCCATGTTGAGTTTGGTATCACATTGTTGCAAACACAGGGTCTTGGCATGGTTCACCTAAACTTGTAAGTACATCTGGTACTGCATACTGGACATTCCCATTGTGTCGGTTCCAGTGTTGAAATTTAGAACAATCGTTTGTCCAGTAGTTACCGCAACACTTCCAGAGATATAAGTGTTTGCAGCGTTCACTGCACCCTTGTCCACACCGTTTACCAGCAGGTGACCCACCACACCATACCCACTGCCATCGGAGGTGCTGTAGGAGTAGTAAAGTGTCCCATTACCCGCAGCGGTGAAGTTGACTGTTTCTGTTGCACCGTATCCATAGATATACCCACTAGTTTGATCGTAGGAGTTTAGTCCGTTACCGGAGTGGTATCCAGCATTTGAACTCTGACTTACAAAGTTAAACCCGTTGGTGAGTGGAACTGGAGGATGCAATGTAACACTAGCTGTAGCACCTGCACCGTTTGAGGTTACGGCTCGTATTAGGACGGTGCTGTTCACTCCATTGGTAAGTCCGTACACAGAGATCTGACCGGGTGAGGAACTATAGGTGCTCGTCCATGATCCACCGTTCACATTGTATTCGTAGTTATTAATGTACGCCCCGCCATCAGATGTAGGTGCGCTGAAAGTTATTGAGGGGTAGTTCATGGAACCGTCCCCAGATGTACTAGCTGTGATAACAGGTGCTGATGGTACTGGAAGTGTGTATGTGAACAGTGTGTTTGCGCCATTAATACCACCGGGTGTAATTGCAAAAACACTAACCGCACCCGCAGCGTGTGCAGGGGAAACTGCCGTTACAGTAGTTGCGTTTACCACCGTTACGCTTGTGGCTAGTGCTCCACCTATGATAACTGCACTGGTTCCTGTTAGGTTTGTTCCGGTAAGTGTTACACTAGTGGAACCTGTGATAACTCCTGAGTTTGGTGCAATACTGGTAACAGTAGGGGATGGAGATGGGGATGGACTAGGAGTAGGTGTAGGAGTTGGTGTACTACCCGCAGTGTAGGTGAATAGTGTGTTAGCTACCGTAGCACCACCCGTAGTAGTGGCCTGTACATCCACACCAGCAGAGTGCGCTGGGGTGGTTGCTGTAATGGTGGTTGCGTTCACATAGGTGATATTGGTTGCTGCAACACCCCCAATTTTTAGTGTAGGGGATGGTGTGAAGTTAGTGCCTGTGATGGTGATTGCTGTACCACCCGCTGTGGTACCTGTCGCAGGTGTAATAGAGGTAATGGTGGGTAAGGGTGTTGAGTAGTACTCAGTCGCACCAATGGTAGGGGTTGTTGCAGAGCGTGCATAACCCCTTTGATCTAGTGCGTTGACGGGTGCTGCATTTGTTGCTGCTGCTGTACCTGCGTTGATAGCATTACTACCTGCACCAACCGCCATAGTCATTACGGTACCACCGTTGTTTTGTAGAGGCCCTAGAAGCGGAGAACCTGTGGTATTAGCTATGTTGGCTAGATCATATGTAGAAGCCGATCCTACAATATTGGTAGACTTTACATTAGCACTGCTATTGTTGGAATATGATCCAAAATCGTTGTAAGGTGTTCCCGTGTTACCTACGATAATACAGTTTTTAAGGGTCAGGCTGGTATATTCAGTACGGTTCAACCCACCTGCTGTGTTTGTAGAGGTGTTTCCTGAGATGGTGCTAGACAACACTGTATACGCAGATACTCCAGAAGAATCACTACCGTACAAAGCTAAAGCAACTCCACCTGTATTGCCTGTAAATGTGCAGTTGTACACAGTGGTATTTCCACGACCGTATGTTTGTGCGTTATACGCACCTACGCCCGTATTATTGGAAAAGGTGCAGTTCCCTATTTTGTCGATGACAGACCAAAGACCTATAAAAACACCTGAACCGTTAGCAGCAGTATTTCCAATAAATGAGCTATTGGTTATGTTGGTAGAACCCGGAAAATAAGCTCCGTTATAATAGGGAGCGTGGTAAATCCCACCCCCATTGGCAGTGGTGGAGCACCCGCTGAAGGTGCAACAATCTATGGTGAGGTTGCAAGCTATATTATAAATACCCCCCCCTTCAACTGGGGTTACCGTTGTTTTACCGTTGGATATGGTTAAACCAGTAATCTTTACATCAAGTACCGCAGTTGTTCCACTAATACGGAACACCCTGTAGGTGCTGTTCCCGTTAATTGTGAGTACGGATAACCCAGGTCCTGTGATGGTTACACTGCGTGTAATTCCAGGAAGTGCGGATGTTAGTGTAATCACACCTGTTACCGTAAACGCAATGGTATTTACACTTGATGTTGCATTAGCTTGTGTAAGTGCCCAACGCAGTGTTCCAGAGTCTGTAGTGTCTAGGAGTGAGGTTACCATGAACACTGTTTGACTTGCTGCAATGTAGAAGAAGTGGGTATTGGCTGAGTTAGTACCAGCGGATGTGGTGACTAAAACACTTGCACTTCCAACGGTACCAGCGGGTGTAGTAGCTGTGATAGTGGTGTCATTAACTACAACAAAGCTAGCTGTAGCACCACCTATGGTAACCGCAGTTGCACCTGTGAAACTAGTACCTGTGATGGTGACTGTGGTCCCGCCTGATGCGGGTCCACTGGTCGCAGTTACACTGGTTACAGTTGGTGCTGGGTGTGAAACAGTTGGCGTAGGTGATGGTGTAGGTGCGGGTGCAAGACAGTACCTGTGCCATGCAGTACCCGTCCATGTCCATGCCCTACCTGCAAAGGAGTAGATGGAGTTGAGTGCAGGTGTGAGTGGGAATACAAACGGGCCTGTGTTTGTGTCTGGTGGTGCAAGGCATGGGTTTAATGTTGGTGTAGGACTAGGTGTAGGCGTTGGTGTGGGAGTTGGCGTAGGTGTAGGGGTTGGTGTGGGAGTAGGTGTTGGTGTTGTAGATCCCCCAAAAAATACATTAAACACATACACATCTGTACCTAAAGTGAAAGTTTTTGAGTATGTGGTTCCGCATGGGCGCATTGGAATTGCGGCACTTGCTGAAAATGAACCGCTGTTAACAAGGATATTAGTTGGCTCATTGTTCCCGTATGTATCGTATTGAAAAGCACAATAGGTGTTTCCTGTTAAAGTATTAGAATCGTAGTTTGTATAACTGGTTGTCCTTAAAGTAAAAGAAGTAAAGTTTCCTAAAATTACTCCGTTTTTTAAACAGTTTCCGCTTATTGGGATGCATTGTGCAACTGGTGCAAAATAGGTAAACAATGTATTTGCTGTGTTAGTTCCAACAGAGGTGGTTACTAGAACACTAGCCGTACCCGCAGCATGTGCACCTGTGGTTCCAGTGATGGTGGTTGAGTTAACAATGTTTCCATTAGTAAGTGCAACACCACCTACGGTGACTCCGGTTGCCCCAGTAAAGTTGGTGCCGGTAATGGTGATGCTAGTGCCACCTGCTGTAGATCCAGTAGTAGGTGAAATACTAGTCACGGTTGGGATTGGAGGTGCTATATATGTGCATGATAAAACAGCAACTTGAAATGTACCTATAGCTACGGTAATTTGGCTTAGTTGTTTTACATAATACAACCCAGCAACATTCCCAAAACCTCCAATACCCCCCCACATATTTGGTAAAGTTACAGTATTTCCAATTTGTAAACCCATCGTACTATAATCCGCATAGGGAGTAGTTTGTGAACCCCCAAACGATATACCCCACTCATCGGTAGACGATTTGTACAATAAAGCTGCCATTAGTGGCCTAGTAAAACCAACAAGATTTGATGCAATATCTCCACTATACATCCCTATCTGGCCCGCTTCATCCCAACTAATAAAACAAGGGCCAGGGGTTGTTCTAACAATTAAACCATTGTAGGTTGAGTAATCTGACCCGTATCCTGTCGAGCCAGCGTACCTATATGCAATTGCACCGCTTGCTGTATTAGCAAATACATCGGATCCTCCCATTGTGGGGGCGTTATTCATGAAATAAACTTTTTTCAAACTAGTGCAGTTTTTAAACGCAGTATCAGCTATATTTGTAAGTGGAGTAGTTAAAGTAATTTTAGCTAAACTTGTGCAGTTAATAAAAGCTGCAAGATTAATAGTGGTGAGATTATTAGGAAGTACAATTGACTTTAATCCAGTGCAATGACTAAAAGCCCCATTTGGGATCACAGAAATATTATTTGGTAGTACGATGTTATCTAAAAGCGGGCTATAAGAAAACGCACCTATTCCAAGGGTAAATGATGAGGAGGTGTTGTTTGGAAAAGTAATTCCAAGTAAATTGGGGCAATTTGCAAATGCTGATGATCCAATACTAGTGACAGCATATGGAATTATAACCGAAGACATTGTTGAATTTAGAAAGGCGTTATCTCCAATGGCTACAACCGTATAACCACCAACTTGTGTTGGAATATTTACAACAGTATCCGAACCCGTGTACCCTGTTATTTCGCAAGTATTACCAGGACCATTCACAACACCTGCGTAAATATAATTTCCTGCACTAGGCATAATAGGATTCCTTAATTATTAAACTGCACCCAGGCTGTTTGGTAGTAGGTGTATTGAACCGCATCCGTAGTGTTAACCCATCTGTCACCCTGTGCTGGTGTGGCTGGTGCCGTTGCACCTGAGGTAAAGGTGTTTCCACTACCTCCACCACCACTAGAGCTTATAAGTAAAACTGGTGTACCTGTTTCATCCGCAACATATAGCTTTTTATCAGGTATGTTTATGCAGATCTCAAATGGTACTAAATCTGTAGATAGTGGAACCTTACCTGCAACAATACTGCGCCTAGGCTTGATAATGTCGGTGTAGGATAGGTCTAGCTCTAGTACGGCTGGTGTGAGTCCAGGTGCACCGAATGAGATAAGCACATGTGCCCCTGACGAGAATGTCAGGGCACTGAATATCACATAACCACTGGCGTTAGTGGATAGTGTGGTGGTACCGCTTACATTAGCACCAGATGCGGTTACTACTACGCTCACACCTGCTAGTGCTATGTCATTATTAGTGGAGTCTTTTAGCTGCAACCTAATAGGTATCTGTAG